CTCCGTTCTCATCGACCACAAGCGAACCGGGTTCCTGCTGCTGGGGTTCCTCCTGTCCGTCCCCTTCATCCTCTCCGTCATCTTCTACCCCCTGACCATCCGAGGTATCAGGTTCCGGGTCGGGTTCAGGTTCCGGTTCTGGTTCAGGATCAGGAACCACCGCAGGAACGGTGTCTACCCAAAGCACATCGTATTCCGTGATAGGAGTCCGGGGATCATCAAGGACGATAACCTTTTCGTATTCCTCGGCTTCTCCGAATAAACGGGAAACGGTTTCTCCACGGGCTGCGGAGATATTGCCCTTACATTTGACGGGGTTTCCGTAACTCACTTCAGTTTCGTTCAATTCGTTCCCATACTCGTCAACCCGGTGGGTATGACCAGCGTAGGGAGCGTACCAGAACTCCACCTTGTTCCGTTCCATACACCGCATGACACTCACCTCACAGCACTTTGCAAAGCGGGATCACGTTGTTGCGAATGTACCTGACCATATCCGTGTAGGAGAAGGATCGGGTGATCCCATTCTCACTATGGGAGGTCTGGTTCTCCGCACCCCGCAGGTTGTACCCGGCGAGAACAGCGTGAATCTGTGTCATTTCGTACTCCACGGGAACCGATTCAGGAATCGTGCCGTAGGAGTACCGCCACGTAAGGATTTCCCGTTCCGCACAGGTAAGGTAGTTCGTGATGACAGTATCTTCCGAAGTGTCGGTGATACCCATCATGGATTTAACCATTGCGAGTTTTTCAGCCGTTGTCATCTGCTGCATCACGAAGCACCTACCTTGTTAGTCTCATTTATCGGCTTTCTGCCGACCTGTGCGTTTTCCCTCCGCTTTATCGGCGGGGGCATCTTCCTGCTTCTGCTCCGGTTTCTCCTTTGCTTTCAGCAGTTCGTCCGGGATCAGACCGACCACCAGACCGTTCGGCGTTTTCAGTTCTGCCATCTTGAACCCCTCCCTGATTACAGGGCGGTGCTGCCACGATGCAGGTAAATTCCCTTTACCTTGTTGTCATAGACAAACATATCGTGGTACAGACGGTAGTCGAACTTCCACGCATCGGCTTTCTGGTTATCGTCCGGGGTGAAGATACGGGGCAGAACGTGCTTCACGACCTTGCACACCGCAGAGGGATGCACGATCAGGAAGTTGATCTTGTAGCCCGTGGTGGCGGTTCCGACATAACCGCCAGCTTCCTGTCCGCTGGTCGTGCCATCGTACAGGGTAATAGCGGTATAGAACCGGGTCTGGGGAACACGGATGATCCTCATGTTGTCGAAGGACTCAACAACACGGTTCACGTTCTGATCCCCGTTCATGGTGGTACGGACGATCTTGTTCTTCAGACCCGCATAAGCGGTTTCGGAGATGAACAGGATACGACCTTCTTCGGGAACTTCCGCTTCGTTCATATCCTTTTCGGCATCTTCGATCAGGGAAGGAACATCGGTGGTTCCAACCACGATATCAGCGGGAGTACCCGCCAGAATGGAAGTGGTTCCCGCCATCTTTGCGAAGGTGTAAGCGTCCACTTCGGGAACGACCTTCGTGCGGATGAACTCACCAGCCAGAGTGCCGAACGCCATGTCGAGGGTTTCCTCGTTGTCCATCCGGTCGATCTGGAAGGAACGACCACGATCCTTGGAGAGTGTCAGGGTTTCCCACGTTCCGGTCACGGAACCATCCACGAAACCATTGTTCCGGGAGTAGTTACCCATGCCATCCATGCTGGTCTTAAAGACCTTCACGGTGTTGCCACCCACGATATCGACCTTGGTCGCATCGAGGATAGCTGCTTTTGCAGAAGCCTTGTAGACTTCGTCCAGCATCGGCAGATATTTCTGCGCCAGAGCAATAGAGTTAGGCATTGTCTTTTACCTCCTTGTTTTTGTCAGGTAAGACCGAAGTAGCCACGAAGCTTCTTCGCTTCCTCCTGCTTTTTCTTTTCGTCATTGGGGTCATCGCTTGCCGGGGGGACAGGCGTTTCTTTAAGGATTTTCGCCCTCATTGCTTTTTCAGCATTGACGCTCTGTTTCTTCATCACGGCAAAGACGGTATCCATGTCTCCGTCTACCATGGCGGTAGCAGCTTCTTCCGCAAGCTGCTCATCGTACCCCTGCGACAGATAGGACGCTTTGTAGCCAGCCAGAGCCTTTTCCCGGCGCAGGTTGTTCAGTTCGGTTTCCATTTCCTCCTGATGCTGCTGCCGTTCCAATTCCTTGGCTTCATCCTCTGTCATCTTCCCACGAAGCTGCTTTTTCACAGCAGCGAGTTCGCTCGATACCTTGTCGAACTGCGCCTTACTGACCATACCGCCTTTCGGAGCAGGGGTAGGATCATTCTTCGGGTCAGGGGTCGGTGTGGGAGCCGGGTCATTCTTGGGGGCGGGTTCCGGGTCATTGTAGTTGTCCAGAAGTGCCAACTTTTCTTCAGGAGTCATTTCCTCCTTGTACCCTTCAACCTTTGTCCAATCGAAAGCCATGTATAATTCCTCCTTGCGTTTTTACATCTTCTCTGATGATTTTTATGGTGCGTTTGTCCGGTTCTCTCCGGTTTGAGTTTGATAACCCGGTTCTCTCCGGTATCTCAAACGGGTAATGCCCGTCTAAAATCACTTAACCGCTATAAGGTAGCATCTACAATGGCGGTGCTTCTCCGGGACTTCGTTGATCCCGTACACCTGCCCGTCCCGTTCACGACAGGTCTTGCAGGTCTTATCGTCATGCTCCGAAACCCACCGGACTTTCTCGATCCCCGCTGCCACAAAAGCATCGTGTCTCGCTTCGTCCGTCAGGTTGTCAGCGTACTGCCGAACCTGATCGCTCATCAGGTTCAAAGCCCGTTGCAGGGCTTCCCGCATCTGCTGGTTCCCACCCGATGCCATCAGGCTTTCCACCAGCCGATCCCGCTTCCGTGTCCATTCGTTCAGGTACACATACTGCGTCACGGGATCGAATCGCTTGAACAGGGCGATCAGGAACAGCCCGGTAGCGAACTCCCCGTGGGGGAGCATGGCTTCATCTTCAGCGTCCCGGTATACCTGTCTGGCAACCTTACGGAACTCCCGCCGTACCGCCTTGTCGATCCGGTTGTAAAGCCCTTCCACGCTTTTCTTCAGGTCGAGGAAGTTCAGTTCATCGAACCCCACCGTGGTGGAGAAGTTCTGAAACTCGGCTTCCATCTCACCTTTCAGCGTTTTTAGGGCTTTGTCGGCGTGTCGGTACGGGTTCATGCGTCATCGTCCTCCGGGTCGTTGTCATCTTCTGGCGTTTCGTCCACCGGGGCGTTCATGGGCTTGTACTCCCACTTCTGCAAGTAGGGCTTGCTCTGCGCTACCACATCCATCGGATCGTTAAACAATCCGCAGGTGGAAATCGCAACCTCCGGGGCGATCCCGGCTTGAAGCATCTGTGTCAGGGCTTGCGTCTTGGTCAGCAGGTTATCGTGCTGCCTACGGGTAAACTTGCACTCGATCTCGGACAGCTTCAGGTTGAACTCCATGTTCTCCTTGATAATGTGCAGAACCAGCCGAAGGAACTGTTTCTCGCTCCGCTTGAACAGGAGTTCCGTGTCCTTCGCCCTCGCTTCGCATTGCGACCAACCATCCCGCAGGAACACCGCCTGACCCGTGTCAGAGGTCGATTTACCGCCCTTTGTCGTGGTCGGCATCCCGCAGATAACTAACACCTGATCGTACAGGTAATCGACCATACATTGCGTCTGCTCCTGATTGAGTTCTTGGCTCACAAGCTGCACATCCGCAAGCTGCCCGTTGGTAGATTTGATGACGATTGCGCCCATCTTCCGAAGCTTCTCAACCGCCGTATCGTCAATCTCACAGTTCACGAATTTCAGGAAACTCTGGATAAACTGTTCCAGACCGTCAATCCTGTTGCTCATAATGTTGTTGATAGCGTCCAGCAGCGGGATCGCTGGCTCAAAACTACCCATCCGCATCATGTTCAGCCTATATTCGTAAATCGGGATTTCCCCAAGGGAATGTGGCTTCCAAGTCCGAATCGAACTGCCGTTCAGCACTTCAAAGTAATGGGTCTTGGTATATCCACAGCACAGGATTTCAATGCTCCCGTCCGGTTTCTCTTTCAGGATTTCCTGCGCTGCCAGCATCGGCTTGTGACCAAACCCGGAATGATACACCACGAAGGTAGTCCGGGGGTCTGGCGTGTCAATCTCAAAGGGAGAATCGTCCTCAAAATCCTCGACTTCCTTATCAGGGAGACTCATCCGGTAGCCGACCCCGCCGATTGCCATCCAATCAGCGAGTTCCTTGTCGTGGCTTTCCTTGTCCTCAAAATACATGAAGTCATTCAGGGTCTTGATCTCCACCGGAGTGTTCTGCCGATCTCCCCGGCGCACGTAGGTCAGCGGTTCCCCAAGGAAATAACCGCTGGTAAACTGTGCGATCTCCGCAGCATGGTTCTCCACGACCTTGTTGCAGATTTCCGGGCGTACCTGCTTGCGCCGACCCAGAATCGGCTGCTTGCCCCGCATATAGTCATAGAGGTAATCAATCTCCCCGGCGTTCTTGTGGTGAATCGCCAGCGCACGACTCAAAACCCGGATCAGGTTCGCCCGGTTGATCTCGTCAACCCCGGTTTCAATCTTTTTCCGTCCGAACAGATTCCCGGAATAAAGCATAAACGCCCCGGCTGTTTCGGCATCCAGAATGGAACCCTGCTGTTCCTGAACCTCGTTCTCGATCTCGTCAGGCATTGGGGATTGACCTCCTTTCAAACAAAAATCGCATGACCGCAAAAGGCTTTCGCCCCATTCGCAATCATGCGCTCATAGCAAAGTATCTGCTATTTCACGATAAATACTACCATATATTGAAGTTTTTGTCAACTAAAAACTCTATATTTTGAAGCTAACACCTTGAAATAATTCCGAAAATCGGTTATACTAAAGATGCTTTCCTGCGGTGGTTCATTCCGTTGCGCTTTCTTCCATAGAAAGACTCTCCTTTCGCAGAGAATCCCCGGTACAGCCCAGCCGGGGGTTCTTTGTTTTACCACGGACGCTTGATGATCTGCACAGAAGCCCCGGTCATCCCTTCTGCGTACTCCGCAAGCTGGGCGAAAGCGTCCGGTACATCGTCATGCTTGTTCTTTCCAGCCGTGGTGTAGCTGCACAGCTTTCCCACGGCTCTTTTATAATCCCGGTTCGATACTGTATCGTCCCGGAACAGGCAATGTTCTTTGACCCACGGGGCGTTCACGATAATCTTCGTTTCCTTGTTCTGGGTCGTGTACTTTGTTTCGATCTTCGTGATCCCGCCCTGCGCCTTGACCGCTTCCTGAACCTTCTGCGCCACCCGACCGCCAGCGGAATTGCTTTCAAAGCAGGATTTTTTGACCTTGTGACGCATCAGGGCAGATACCAGCAGCCCGTCAACGACCTCATAATTCCCGTTGTCGCAGACAATTTCTTCAATATAGTATTTATCCCCGTACTTGTAGGCGATAGGCATCACGCAGTCATCCGATCCCTTGTCCTTCGTATCACAAACAGAGATCACAGCGTCCGGGGCTTCGTCCGGGAGTTCAAAATATCGCTGCAACTCATCTTCCAGATAGAGCAATCCCATGCGCTCAATCGGGTGGTTCATGTACAGGGCTTCCCAATTCACTTTGTCCATGATCTCCCGCTGCTCCCGGTAGAACTTGGTCGAGAAACCGACCCCGTAGGGGTAATGAAAATTGCTCTCGTCCTGCTCGTTCATGGCAGACAAAGCGATAAATCTCGCCCTCGGATCGCCCTCATATTCTTCTTCCAGCCGACCGATTACATCATGGACGCTCCACCGGGTTGCAATGTGTAACTCTTTACACTTATCACCGATTTTCCGCTGACGGAGGTCGGTTGTATAGGTTTCCCACAGCTTATCCAGCCGATCCTTGCTCAAAGCAACCTCAATCCCGGACACCAGATCGTCACAGTAGAGCAGCCGAGCAGCCCGGTACAGACCTGCGTTACCCGTTCCGATAGAAGTAAATTGCAGCGTTTCAAACCGCTTCCTGCTTCCAATGTCGATTCGGCAATCCTTGGCGTTCGTGTTACACACCGCAACGCCGGGGAACGCTTCGCCCCACAGGTATTCGCCGTTCTGCTCAAAGATTCGCAGACATTCGTCATAGGTTCCCCGGATAAAGCTGTTAGAGTGCGATCCCGTCAAGATCGGATCGTCCGGGTACTTCCCGGCAAGCCAAGTCAGATAGAACAGGGCAAGGGTAGTCTTTCCAACGCCGGGTGGCATCGAGATCGCCAAAATGTCCAGCTTATCGTCCGCTAAATCCTGAAGGGCATCCACCACCTGTTTCAGAATCGCCCTGCGGGGGACATAGAATTTCTTCTTCGGCTCCCGGTTCCATTCCACGAACAGCAGGTAGGAATCAAAATCCACCGGGGCGAGGGTTTGCAGCGTCCTCCGGTGGATCGCCATCAAATCCTTCGCCCGGTTCAAATCTTCCTGTGCCAGCTTCGGAACCGCCGTATTCAACTGTTCAGCAAGCCATTTCAGATATCCGACCGCTTGGGGATCGTCCTGTTTGAGCAGTTCCTTTCCCGTGGCGTAGTAATCTTCATACGCCTGACGGTCAAAGGGGTCTTTTTGTATTTTTTCCGCAATTTTGAGAATCAAAGTGTTCAGATTCACCATCCAAGTGTACCTCCCAGAATCCAGATTAAAGCCTGTTGCACCAGCCACACGAACCCGCAGAACAGGCAGACCAGCCCGATCACGAAGCAGATCGCTACGAACACCGCCAGCCAATTTATATTCCGCATAATAACCTCCAAAAAGACAAAGCGCACGAAAGCGTTCATCGCAATCATGCGCTCAATATTACTTATAGGTTATAACTTCGCCACCAATAAGGTCAAGTTCGCCATTTCAGCCCTTATCCGGGACAAGTTTCATGTACTTCTCCCAGATCGGCGTTTGATCCATAACTGTTTCAATTTCCGTATGCCCGTCCTGATAGGTCAGGCGAAAGGTTGTTTCACCCCTGAACTTAGTTGTCCGTTTCCCGGTCGCAGCACCAGCAAAGGCTCCCGCCCCGCCAGCGATCATACCGCCGACCGCAGCCCGTCCAAGGGCAGACCCAAGGCTCCCCTTGGAAACCGCCCGTCCGTCCCCGTGGGCGATAATCTCCGCTTTGACCAGCGTCCTGCGGGGTGCACCGTCCCGGATATCCTGCACAATCGAGGAAGTCAGCCGATCACTTTTCCCGTGTGCTTTTCTGACCTTACTCCACACGATGCACCCGATAGCGAGGGCAAAGAACCCCGCCAGAAGCAGAATGGTTTCCAGATTGATCTTTTCCATTTAATCCTCTCCCTTCAAAACAATCTCGTTATAGGTTTTCAAAAGGTAATCCACGATAGCGATCACGATACTGTTGTGATTGATTGTACACCAATGGGACGATATATTCCCCTGAACAAACCCTCTCAACTCAACTGATTCGGTGATCCTGTCACTCCATTTCTCCTGATCCCATAGATTCAGGGATTCAAACATCTCCCGGAATGTCGGGAAACCCCTGCCACGCAATTCTGCATCAATCAGGTCGTTAATAGCTTTATTATTCAGGAATCCCATGGAATAACTCTTATTCCGATGATATATCCACCGAAAGAACGCCTGTCTGTTGGTCGTATCCGGGGATTGAGCGTGACATTTTCCGCAGAGCAGAAACATATTGTGCGGAGCATCCGTCCCTCCGCAGGATTCCGGGACAATGTGGCATCGCTCCAATCTCGACCTCACATCAGGATCATTCCATATCTTCCTGAACTCCTTCTCGTTGGACAGTTCTGCTTTGCCGAGGATCGGCATCCCGCATCCCCAACAGGAAGGTTCCGACATGGAAATCCCGATCGCCACATCCCCGTCAGGGCTGATATCCCCAGAAGGAGTGATTCGTTGCCCGACCCAATGGGCTGCAATGTCCGCATGAGAGATCGTAACGGTAGACATTTAACTAACCTCCTGCATCCTGCTATACCACGTAGTCCTACTGATCCCAAGTTCCTTACAGGCTTTCGACACGCTGATCTGACCGCCTTTTTGCATTTCCCGGAATTTTTCGAGATCGGGGATTTCTTTGGCGGGTCTGCCATAATCATCCCACTCTCCCCGGTCTTTCTTCGCCTGAATCCCCTCAAGCTGACGCTGATGAATCTTCAACCGTTCCTGCTCCGCAATCGCCCCAAGGACTTCGATTAGGATATTGTTGACCATCTCCCGAACCCAATCCTGCCCCTGAAAATCAATCAGGGTAGTAGGCACATCCAGAATCCGAACAACCACACCTTGCTGCCTGAACCACTCCAACTCGGCTTTGATCTCATCCTTATTCCTGCCAAGGCGATCCAGTTCCTTAATAACAACCTCATCTCCGGGCTGAACCAGCCCCTTCATTTCCTGATAATGCGTCCGGGCGAAATCTTTCCCGCTTTGCTTGTCCGAGAACACACGATCCAGCGTCTTATACTGCGCCAAAGCCTGATGTTGCCGATCCAAACATTGTTCTTTCGTACTGACACGGGTATATCCGTAAATCATTCGATCTCAAATCCTTCCTGCGGGATTCTGGTATCACGGGGGACAACCACAACCTTATAGTCCATCGCCCGTACCATCTCGTTCAGGATCGCAACAGATACGTTCTTCTGTGTGAACCTTTGGCTCAAGACATTGGCTTTTTCTTTTTTGATACCGAGCCGATCCCGAAGAACGGCGGGGCTAATGTCGTGGCGTTTCATGATCTCTTTAACGGCTTCCATTGCGTACATCGGGGAACCCTCCTTTGCTTTGTTGAGGACAGAATAACACAGATATTTCTGATTGTCAAGATATTTCTGAATAATTTTCGACTTTTTATTTTTCCGGGATATTCGGGAGCGTCCCTCGGCGGGGTGGGGCTTGTCCAGATATCCCCCACCAGCCCACCAGCCCGGAAAGGATCGGAATAGCCCCACCAGCCAACAGCCCACCAGACAAGCCCGGAAGGATCGACAGCAACAGCCCCACCAGATTGAACCAGCCCACCAGCCCACCAGCCAACAGCCCACCAGAACCGGAAAACCGTTAAAAAATGTACACTTTTCTTTACAATAAAAATATTTCAGAAAAATCTGATTTTTTAGCATGAAAAGCCTTGACAATTCAGATATATCTGATATAATACCCTTGAAATCAGAAATATCTGAAATCTGATTTCAGAAAGGAAGGAACAAACAATGTTTACTCTATTTTGTCTCTTATGGGCTGTTGCGGGAATTATGGCTTTATATCTGGTTCTTGATTCCCTTGCGGAAAAAATTGTTCGGTTCAAATATCGCAAGGAAATTAAAAAATATGGAATCAAATTTGATTATTAAAAAGGAGGAAAAGAAAATGTATCGTTACCAGCTTTTAGGAATTGCCC